TCAACAGCAGTTTGATAGTCGATCAAACCCTGAGCGTCAAAGACACATCTAGGTTGACCAATGTTAAGACCCACTAACTCATAGTGAAAAATCTTAATCTCAGAACAAGTATAAGCGTTAATAAGTTTATCTTTATAGCCTACACATTCTTTGTAGTCGTAGGTAGAATGAGTATGCCACTCGCCGTCATGGGTTTTGAACACCATTTTCCATTTCTCTTTATGTTTCATATCTATAATATATCAGAGATTTGGTCATATTGCAAGCATTATTCCATAAAAAAATGGTCTAAAAAAGTCAATAAAATCAAGGGTTTTTGAGGGTATTTAGATTTGTTTCAGTATGTGAAACACTTTTGACACACCTTGGGCGTGAAATTGATACAATTTTGTTCTACTTTTGTTCTTCTTTATGCCAATCACTCAATCTGCCTCTAAAATAGTGTTTTGAGGGTTCATATCTATTAGATACATTATCATACCACCACTTTGAAACAGCGTGAAGCATATTTCTTACTTGTGCCATCTTTCACGCCTTAGTGTTTGAAGTTTGAGATATCAAATCAAATTTCGGAGCAAGTAAAGCTAATTTAGCATTACTTAATCCTATTTAGACAAATTAAATTTTTGACTTAATCCTTGTTGGTGACATCATGAGTCCAGTCTTGATAGATTTGAACAAAGTGTTCAGCGTCAAGAACGACTAATGCTTTATGATTATTTTTTTTCATGACTACGAGAGGCTCATAGTTTTTTGAATTTTCTTTTGCTTGTTTATATGCTTCCCATACATTTAACTTTTCTACATTTTTACACTCAATACTGTAAGGGAATGCTATTCGTGCAGCTCTGGCCATGATTAAATCTTCACCACCAGCACCCATTGATCTAGATTCTATATCTTCTGGATGTATATTTAGTTTTTCAATTAGTAGATTTCTAAATTCTTGTTGTAATCTACGACCCTTCGCTTTCGCTGATTGTGGTCTCATTCTTTTTTTCATAATCTTTCTTTTTTTCTTGATATTGTTCTTCGGTAAGTCTGTGCCAACCTATACAATTACCAGTTGGTGATCTGCCACAAGTACATTTACTCATTAATCATCCCACTCATCTATGGGATCTAGATCATCATCTATATTTTCGTGTTCTTCTCCACAGAATGGACAAAACTGTTCGATATAATCATCTTCTGGCAAATCATGCTTTACAATGTATTGTGCCGAACAGTTGTCGCATACCGTTTTCATATTCGGGTTTGATGTCATAACTTAAATCCTTTAAAAGTTTCTTTCTCAACATCTTGTTTTATGCCACCCACGACATAACTTTCAATTTCAGTTTCTTGTGGTGCGTTTTGTAACCCACGACTATTCAACCAATGTTGAGTCCAAGGCAATGGATTTTGATTAGCAGGTTGGTCATAAGGACCTTTTAAACCTATTGCTTTCATTCTTTTATTTGCCATAAATTCTACATACTGATTTAGTAGTGTATCATTTAGACCTATCATAGAACCATCTTTAAACAAAAACTTTGCCCAATCTTTTTCTTGTTGAACAGCAGTATCATACATATCGTAAACTTCTTGCTCAGTTTCTTTGATGATATCTAACATCTCTTTATCGCCTTCATTTCTTCGATAGTTATTTATGATGTTTTGTGATACTGCAAGATGTAAGTTTTCATCTCTTGCAATCAAAGATATGATTTTAGCAGAACCTTCCATAAGTTTAAGTTCACCAAATGCAAAACTACAAGCAAAAGAAACATAGAATCTAATACCTTCAAGTATATTTACATTGATTAGTGTAAGATATAATAGTTTTTTTAATTCTTTTTGTGTGCCTTTACCATTAAGATGATATTGATGAGCATAAGTTATAAACTTATCATAAGCCTCTGTTACAGTTTTTGCCCTTGCCATAATCTCTGGTGTTTCAACAATAGTATCTAGTAAAGCAGTAGGATCAGGATAAACATTTTTCATAATATAAGTATATGATCTACTGTGTATTGTTTCACTAAAATCCCATGCAACTAACATAGATTCTAATTCAGGTAAACTACAAAATGGTAAAAACGCAAGACATGGTCCTCTACCTTGTACACTATCTAATAATGTTTGATATTTTAAATTAGATGTAAAGATATGTTTTTGTTCATCTGATAATTGTAGATAATCGTTTCTATCTTTTTGTAAAGATACTTCTTCTGGTCGCCAGAAGAAACCTAATTGTTGTTGATTTAGTTTCTCAAAGATAGGATATTTTTGTTGATCGAATCTTTGTGTATTTGGTTCTTCACCAAAAAACATTGGTTGTTTTAACCAATCTACTTTTTCTGTGTTAAATGTTTTCATTTATATTGTACAAGCCTCACACTCTTCCTCTGGCATATTGTTAGGCACTTTAAGTTCACTAGTCTCTTTCACATCATCATGCCACCCAACAGAATGTGTAGGTTCTTCTACATCTTGTTTTGCGTCATATGTGTTTTGATAGTATGAAGTTTTCCACCCTAACTTATATGTCGTTAATAAATCGTTTGCCATAACTGAAACAGGCACCTCGCCGTCAGTATATTGTTCTGGATTATAACTCCAGTTTCCACTAATCGCCTGGTCAAAATACTTTTGCATAACTGAAACAGTATTGATGTAACCCTCGTTGCCTTGCATATCCCATAACAATGTGTAGAAATTTTTTAATCTATTGTAATCAGGAACTATTTGTTTCAATGTTCCTTTTTTACTTTTTTTAATCGAAAGAAAATCACGAGGCGGTTCAACACCATTCGTAGCATTTGATACAACCGAGCTACTCTCTGATGGCATTTGGGCCGATAGTGTCGAATGTCTGAGCCCGCTACTCTTGATATCGTTTCGTAAACTAGTCCAATCATAACTTAACTTTCTTTTGACTATATCGTCAACATCTTTTTTATATGAATCGATTGGCAGAATGCCATCACTATATTTAGTTTTATCAAAGTATTCACAAGCACCTCTTTCTTTTGCTAATGTATTACTTGCCTTCAATAAGTAATATTGAAATGCCTCTGTAATCTCATCAACTAATTTCCATGCTTCTTTATCACTATATTTAACTTTATTCTTTGCAAGATAGTGAGCAAGACCTATATAACCTATACCTAAACTTCGTCTTGCAAGTGTAGATTTCTTTGCAGCTTCTACTGGATATTCTTGATAGTCAATTATTTCTTCTAATGCTCTTACAGATAAATCACATAAATCTTCTAAATCAGTTTTGTCTCTTATCATACCTAAATTGATAGCAGATAAAATACATAATGCAATCTCACCTTCAGGATCATCTATGTGTTGAACTGGTTTAGTAGGTAGTGTAATCTCTTGACATAGATTTGACATATAAACTTTATCTTTGAAAGATGAATGAGTATTACAATGATCTATATTCATAATGTAGATACGACCTGTCTCTGCTCTTTCTTTGAGTAAATCCATAAACAAAGTTTGAGCTCTTACTTTCTTTTTACTGATAGATGTTTTTCTTTCATACTTTTCATACATCTCATCAAACTCTGGCATACCAAATGCTTCATACAAACCTGGTGTCTCATGTGGTGAAAATAAAGTTATATCTTCATCTTTAATAAATCTTTCATAGAACAGTTTAGATATTTGTATAGAGTAATCAAGTTTTCTAACTCTATTGTCATCTGTGCCTTTGTTATTTTTAAGAACTAATATATCTTCTATTTCTTGGTGCCAGATTGGGAAGTGAACTGTTGCTGATCCCCCTCTAACTCCATTTTGTGTGCAACACCTAACTGTTGCTTCAAATTTTTTAAGGAAAGGAATGACGCCAGTATGTTGTATCTCACCACCACGAATCTTTGAATTGATTCCTCTAATTCTGCCAGCATTAATCCCGATACCGGCCCTTTGGGCAACATAACGGCCAATAGCCATATCGGAAGAAAAGATACTAGGTAAAGTGTCATCGCTATCAACCAATACACAACTCGCAAACTGCCTAAGAGGAGTACGAACACCAGCCATAACAGGCGTGGGAATATTAATTTTAAATCTACTGATTGCGTCATAGTATTTTTTGACATATTGTAATCTACTTTCTTTTGAATATTTTGCAAATAATGTTGCTGCTATCATCATATACATGAATTGTGGTGTCTCAAATATTTCACCTGTGCTTCTATCTTGAACAAGATACTTGTCCATAACTTGTCTAAGACCTGCATATGTAAAATTATAATCTCTTTCATGGTCAATCCACATACCCATTCTATCGATCTCTGCTTCTGTATAGTTATCTAATATACCTTTATCATATAAACCTAGATCAACTAATTTTTTAATGTGTGTGAGAAACTTTGGATGTTCCCAAAGTCTATGATGTAAAGATTTTCTTAAACTGAATAGTAATAATCTAGCGGCAACATATTGATAATTGGGACTCTCTAAACTAATTAAATCATTTGCTGACTTAATTAATATTTGTTGTATATCATCAGTTGATATACCATCAAAGAATTGTAGACCACTATTCATCTCAACATGAGAAGCACTAACACCTGTAATACCCTCTGTTGCAAACCCAACCATTGAGTGAATCTTATCTATATCTAGGGACTCTTTGCCCCTCCCGTTTCTTTTAATTACATTAATTGTTTCGTTAGAGACCATGTGCCTAAATACCTTTCCAGTTGTTTGTGTGTTGTAATGCTGTTAATCCGCAATATGTGTTATTACTTATAATAGTTTGCACCTCTGCTGAGGTTTTTCCTGATAAAATCATATCATTAATATCTTTATTTTTCAATGTTTTTGGCCATATAACTAAATTAAATTTTTTATCAACAGCCTTTATCATGCGACTAACTATCTCTTTGTTTCTTGGTTCATTATCAAAGATCATTGTACATTGTTCATGATTAATTTTTATGTTAGCGTCTGCACCTGCGAGAGCAATAGCATTATCTAAAAATAAACTATCGATAGGACCTTCAGTAATCATAATAGGTTTGTTCAAGTCTAATCTATCTAGACCATATATTTTTTCTTTTGTATCATCAAATTTGATTGTAATATACTTTGGTTGTTCTTTACCAAATGCACGACCTTGAAAAGCAAAGAAGTTACCCTCTCTATCAAAGAAAGGTATTACAACTCTAGGATGATCGCCTGTTAAATTAGGAAATTTATTAGGTATGATACTATTAGTCCAGTCATAAAATTTAGGACAAAAATAAAATTTATCCCAATGCTCTTTAGGTATAAATCTTTTATAAACAAATTGTTTTGCAGGATGTGTAGTAACTAATTTATCAAAACGCACTAACTCATCTAACGCTTTATCATATCTAGTTTTCTTTTTTAAAACTTTAGATGGTGTAAAATCAAACTCTGGTTTTTCTTCTTGTGTTTTACCATCTTTAAATCTTTCAAAGATATATTCTTTGTGCATTGTAGGATCTAAAAATTTAATTAGATTGCCTAATGTCTGACCCACGCCACAATTATGGCACTTGAAAAACATATCAGACTTTTTACGATAGAGAAAACCTCTGGCTTTTGTAGATGATTTTTTAGAATCGCCACAATGTGGACATCTAAAATTATATAGAAACTCTGACTTTCTTTTAAATTTTTCTAGTCTTGTGGATAATAGGTTGATAAACTTAGTATCAATATATGATGACATGAAAACATTATAACACTATGTAATGGTAAAGTCAAGCGACTAAAACAATTTCATTAACATACTATCGGGATTGGACATCATGAGTCCGATAATTATAGAACCACCAATTATCAACCAACGCCATTTCTCTAATACACCAACTCTTTCGGATAATTGAGTTCTTACCATTCGTATCTCATTGAGTAATTTATTTTCTGATTGATATTGTAGTTCTCTTAATTCTCTGCTATTTGTAGTAATCCTAGAATGTAGTTCTTTGAGATCGGTATCCCATTCTTTTCTTCTTGCTTCTAAAGTAACAAATATATCATCATCGGTTTGCTCTGCTCGCTCTAGTTTTGTTTGCTGTTGAGCAATCATTCCTTTGAGTGATATTGTTATTTCTGTGAGTTTATCGACAGCGATTTCTAATCTTTGATGTATAAGTTCACCAGTCTTGGCGTCTTTTTTGAGTAGTGCTATCTCAGTCTTTAATTTTTCTAGGTCTGACATACTTATATTTATTCTTTAGGCTCATAGTAATCCTGATAAGATAATATAATCTGTCTTTGTTCTGCTAATTTATTTCGTATGTCTGCAAAGTTGAGTGCTAATTTTTCATAACCATTTTCTGATACTGCAAATAGAGCATAGTCACCATTCTTTTCTGACTTTACTCTCTCCATAACTTCATCCACATTATCTCTAGTTATAATTATCCATTCAACTTCTTGTAATTTTAAAGGAGTAGGAAGATCAAGTGCTAAAGGTTCTCTTTTCTTTTCTATACTATAAGTCTCTAGAGTTTTTACACCAGCAGCACAACTACTTATCAGTAGTGCCATCAGGCCAAAAACTAGGACATTCCCTATTTGGCGTACCATTTAACTCCTCCTCTGTTAGTGGACTACCTGACGCAATTTCCATACATCTAGCAGCACTATTACTCGCTTTGTTTATAATTTTTTCTACAAGACCAGGTTTGTTTTCTGCAAGATTACCTAAATCATGTTTACCTAGTCTATCACTTAAATTCTTTTTATCTTGTTCTAATTTATCATTTACTTCTTTTAATTTATCAACTGTTTTTCTGATTGTTTTTAAATCTTTTGTTTGTTGTTCTATGACTGCCTTTTGATCTTCGACAGCAGATTCTAACTTGATTGCATTTTCTTTTAAAATAGCGTTGTCTTTTTGTAGTTTATTAACATACAAATAACCACCACCTGCACCTGCAAGTAGTATGACGATCAACGCTATTTTTAATTGAAACATTATTTTATCTTTGCGTTCACTTTACGGTGTTTGTTCCAAGCCATGAAACCACCTAATCTTAAAGACCAATATGCTAAATAGTTCATTAAATAAAAACCATTTATTTCTATATTAATATCTCTAAAGATTTGATCTGCTTTCTTCTGACTAATTATACCAATAGTGTCTTTTTTATTTTTACATAATAGTGTTTCATATTTGTAAGCATAGTCATGCACAAGACCACCTATAAGTAATACACCGACTGGTGATAAAAACATATGCAAGAATTTAGGTATACTTGCACCATCAAATTTAAACCCAGCAGGTATCACAAATTTTTGTTTATTTATTTCATACTCAAAGTCTTTTGCGATTTCCCAATGTCTAACACCAAGTAACCACATCAATATCATTTTGAAAAAACCTTTGCCTTTAGTCGCAATCTTTATAGGTTTCATCATAGGATAATCTGAGTATTTAAAATTAACTCTGTTATCAACTTTCTTATCAAAAAGATTGACAATAAAACCTATGATAATTAATGCAATTAGTATAGACCATTGCCAGAACTTCATAGCTAAAGTTATTAATATTTCCATTTTAGTCCTTTATAATTTAACCTTTTTTAACGATAGAGATAATACCCCATACGATAGCAGCCCACGCTAAAATATTAACGAAAGGACCACCTAGTACGATAAGGAGTCCAAGTGCAATCAATGAAGCACCTGACCAAGTTGATATCTCTTTTACTCTTCCTTTTAACCATTCCATTTGATTTTTCTCCTTTGTTGAATCGTCTCCCCATGCAGCCATCTCGGCAGGCATATAAAGACTTCTTACTCTTATTTCTTCTTTTTCAGTTCCTTTATCCATTTTTCTTTCACTTTCTTTACATTCTCTTTTTTTCTTAATGGATTAAGTGCGGCCATAGGTTTCATGTACAAAGCATTATATCCCATGCCATATTCTTTGACAAAACTTTTATATGATTTTGACATCTACTTTTTAGCAGCTCGAACTTTTTTTGCTAAATCTTTATCAGCACCACCCCATGTTCCAGATGATTTAGTTACGAAACTGTTTACTCTTGCAAGTGCCCATTGTTGTTGTGTAGCACCAGGTCTATGACCACCTTTCCATGCAGCCATACCTCTATTGTAAACTTGTTTTAGTATTGAGTAAGGCATACCAGTTTTCTCTGCCTTGTTCTTTACTGCCTTAATAGTTTCGTCTAAATTTTCCTCAGACTTCATCGCCATCGCTTTCATCATCTTTGCTTTTTCTTTGATTTCGTCTTTTGGTTTTTCTAGATCAGGAATAGTTCTATCAATAGTTTCTTTAATTTTAAATCTTCTTAATAGTCTATCTTTCATTGTTTCCTTATCTTTCTTTTTCTTCATTACTACTGTTGATGAATCGTCACCTGTACCTGCAACTGCTGTGCCTGTAGCATTTGCTGGGGCATCTTCGCCATACATCTTCTTAAACTTTTTAGTAAAAGTAGATGGTTTTGTTTTTGCCTTAGCGTCACCAGGTGCTGGTTTGTAATCGTCATCATCATCTGATTTACGATAAGGTTTTCTTGTCTTAAAAAAATCTGCTCTTTTCTTTTTTGTTTTTTTGTCTAATGTTTTGTAATACTTCTTAGGTTGTGTGCCTTTTACTTTCTTAACATCTTTATCTTGTGGTTGTCTGTCCATATCTTCTTTATATTTGTCAGACTTTCTTTTTGTGCCATCAGCTCTAGGTATTAAACCTTTTGCTTTTAGATGTGCTTTATCTGTAAATCCTGCTTTGCCAGCACGATATCTTTTCATAGCGTCTGCTGTATTAGGCGTTGGCATATAAATCCTCTGTTGTTAAATATACATTCTTATACTTGAAAACATCATATCCCATAATAGTATCTGTTTTGCCTTCAAATATAACTTCTTCATTTATATTTATGACTACATCACCTTCTAAATCTGTAATATCTCGTTTAACTCTGTATGTACCGGGTCTTAATATCTCACCATAATTCTCATTTACTTCAAACTCAAAACCATTTTCTTTTAAATGTTTATAAACCACTTGTTCAACATAGTTATTTTGACCGTTTTCTTCTTTGAAAAATGCAAGTGCAGCCGCGGCTGCGGTACCTAAAGGACCTCTGATACCGACTTTTGCTAATAATTTTTTAAGATTGAATACAAAACGAATGAGTAATGTATATGCTTTTCTTTGTTCTTGTGTTGTGATTTGTCTAGACTTGATTAAAACTTTACCCTTGTCATCTATGATACCAAGTTTATATGCTTTAGTTTTATTGAAAGGTGTTACAAGAAGTTTTAATATTCTATAAGCGATAACAGCGTCTATGATTCTACTCATATTTTTCCTAACTCACTCATAACTTTTTGATTTATTCTGATATCTGTCATATCGTTTTCTGGCATATAATGTAAAAACACTAAGATAGTTTTTAGTATTGGCCAATGTTTTCTATCTATTTTAAAAAATAGTAAAGTTGTGGCTGCGTCAATACCAAATACATTTGCAAGAATAATTATGTGATTGATTATTAATCTTGATTTTAATTCTTTAGTTGTATCATACTTTCTAAATAATCTTTTCAGATATTTAAATCGTTTCATATCATCTAAGAACTCTTGTTCGTCAATACAATGAGGATTATCGTAATGTTTGATAGCAAACATATTGATATTCTCAGGTGTTAACTCCTTAAAATCACTCATAATAAAACCAATCTGTACATATCAATATATATGTACTTAATTAAACTAAATTTGCAAATACTTTGTAAGTGTTATTTGATTGTTTTTCCCAATTGAATTCCAGTTTTAAACCACCTTCTTTTCTATGAGAAATACCATCGCCGTTTTCAATATCGCCTTCGCCTGAAGTAGTATTATCAGATGTCTTGCCATATCTTCCACCAAACTGAGAAACTTCTACTACTGATTTGCCATTGTTACCTTCAATTTTAGGTATTGTATAACTTAGACCAATAGTTCCTAGTTTCATCGCTAATTGGTGCATAGCAGCGTCTGGTTGTAAATATTCTTGATCAGCGATTGCACCTACATAAGCATTAACCTTTTGTAATGATTGAGGATTTGCAACATCAAAGATACCTACATTATCATTTTCTACTGATTGATGAGCATATCTATCTGTATATCCTGCTTCATTAAATTGTTTAAAGCTCTTCATCTTGTTTTTCCTTTTTCTTTTTAGGTTTATCTTCTTCAACAACTAAATCTTTGTTAGGATTTTCTGTTGTTATTTCAGAAAGAACCTCATTAGAATCTTCGTATTGCTTTCTCGCTCTTGGCGATAGACCGTTTAATTCTTCCTGTGTTAGTTTGTCCATTAATCTTTTCTCCTATGAAGTCGCAATATCAAGAGCTTGTTGTTTTTCTGCTGGCATTGGTGCGTCTTTGTCTGTGATTTCTTTTAAGAATACATCACATTGTTGTATTGCACCTGCCAAGGCATTCAAGTTATTTCTCATAGTATTAATCTTGACTTGACCTTCTTCAATTTGTTGTTTCACAGTTTGAAAGTCTTTTTCTAAGTTAGACTTTCTCAATTCAATTTGTTCTTTAGTTATACTCATTATTTCCTCATGTTAAAAATGAAAGGGGTACAAGACCCCTTTCACTATGTTAGTTCGTGACCAACTCTCTCTAACTATTAGGCGTCAGAGAATGCTGGAGCAGTATCGTCAGCAACGAAACCTGAAATGAAATAGACAGTTGAAGATTGTCCAACGATGTCGATTACATAAGCAGAAGGTGTTGCTAATGTTAGAATACTGTTTGAGTTACCATCAGAAAATACTGTAGCAGATGTTTGACCAGTCTGGTTAGTATCGTGGTGTACTAGTGCACCTTTAAAGAATAAAGTGTTACCAGTAGTTTTGATGATGTGATCTGTAGCGTCTGCAGCCGCACCAGCGTAAATAAATCTGAAAGTTAAACCAGCACTTGGTGTTGGTAGAGTTACAGTTGTATTTTGTGATGTATCAGGAAAAGCGTTTGTTCTTCCTGCGTTAGTAGCAGCAGTTGCTGTGATAGAAGCAGTATCAGCTAAAGATACAGGTGCTCTTAGAGCATTTTCCATCTCAGCGATAGTTACTTTTTTGTTAATCGGTGTTCCAGAAGGATCATCAACAACATGAAGTAAATCTTCTCTTGCTGTCGCAGTTCCTAATGAAGTTAAAGCGGTGATCTTTTTATCAGCCATTTTAGTTCTCCCATTTTGTTACCCCTTATGTATTCGGGGAATATTAGCCCATACATTGATATTATCTCGTAAGGGATCAATTGCATAGGGCACTAATGCCCTATACGAATATTTATAATACTTTTTACTACGCAGTTACAGTAATTGTACCAGCAGCAGTACCTATTGCAGCTGAGTTAGTAATTGTAGAAGCTGTGTTTAATTCTTGCATTAAACGACCAGCAGTATTTCCTTCTAGTTCTATGAACTCGTCAGCACTACCGTCATTAGTTCCTGCTTCTAAAACAAATTTTTCAGTTGCTTTCTCAGTAATAAAACCACTATTTAAAGCGATTGCATTTGCACCGATTGAAAGTACATCACCAGCGTCTGTAGCAGCGTTACCAGCTGCAATTGCAAGTTCAAATGTAAGTCTGTTTGTTCCAGAACCACTAGCATACGATAATGTATGATTTGAATTTGTATCATTTACTACTGTTAATGTTGGTGTACCACCGTCTGTAGCAACTTCAACTTCTTCGTTGAAAGTAACCGTGACACTTAACGTACCACCATCAGACTTATCAAAGGCTGTGATATCAAAATCAATTGCTGTGATGTCTGCAAGGTTTAGAGAGGTACTTAATTCACCAATCGCAACCAAAACTTCTTCTTGAATACGACCGACACGTCCACCAGTTCCTGTAATTTTCTTTACCCAACCTTTTTCAGTTGCGTAAACATTTAATTTTTCAGCGTCTGTCAAGTGCTTTGGTTTAGCTTCAACAGCGTCTGAATTTCCCCATAAAGGCATAATCTCTCTCCTTATTAATAAGTTTGTTTCTTTTGTTAATTAACTGCTACTATTTATCAAAAACCAAGCTTCTTCAACCGATTTATAGTAGATGAAGTATTGGTATGTAATATTCCTATACCCCCAGCTGCCCTAAATTGCTGAACATTCTTAGGATAATCATCAATCAATATCGCAGGTTTTCGTATAGTATCACTTCCTTTCATAGCAAAGTCTTTCTTTTCTCTACGCCTCACAATGTTTATCATAAAATTTTGCGTATACCCCACTTCTTTTCTTAACCATCTCATCTTTCCTGGTTTACAGTTCGGATCATCTGGACTAAATGCTGATAGAATATGAGGTTTGTATTTTTTGAGATAAGACCAAAGTTGTTTACCATCTCTAGTCCAAGGCATATTTGCCCAAAAATTCTTAGTATTTCTTATGGCTTCCCAATCTTGACCTGATCGTAAACCTTGCCAATTTTGTCCTGTCGCTCTCTTAGCTGCAAGAACAAAATCACACAACACTCCGTCCATGTCAACATAGATACGAGGCATATCGCCTTTCGCTTCTCTGTATAACTCTTTGTAATCTCTCATGGAGATTTAACCTTTAGTGTAGATTTCCGTTAGGTGTTTTTGATCCGCCAGAATATACTCCTAATTGCACATCAGGATTTACTTCTACTTTTGATTTACCTAAACTCATTTTTAACTTCTTTTTATCTGTTGACTTTATCTCAGGTTTATTCTTATCTTTTTTATCTAAGAGTGCTTGTGCAAGTCCAGTTCTTAGAGGAACTTCACCTGTATCAGGATTAGGTTCAGGTTTTACAGTTCTATTTTTTTCGTTTTCTAGTTTTTGTTTTAATAAATTTACTTGACCAATTAGTCTTTCATTTTCTTTTTCTAAAGTACCTATAATAACATTTGATGATTTATCAGACTTAGTATCTTTTTCAAAAGACCTTTCATCTTGTTCTCTTGTTACTGAAGGCACTAAGAGATAGTCTCTTAATTTGTTCATACTATTAGCAGCGATAGCAAGTTTACTATTCCACCAACTAGGTAAACCACCTTCAGGATCCATACCTTGTAGTTTAGATAGTAGTTGACCAGCGTCCTCTATTGTAGTTTTACACTTACGAATAGCAGACGCTACATCAGTATGACCATCTTCTCTAACTTGTTGAAGTGCTTCAGCAAATGTTTTATTGTATTTCATTAATAAGTTCTTCTGCTTTGTAATTTAGTAAAAAGTGTTTATTGTAAAGATCAACAAACTCTCTTACTTCTTTCATTTTCATAGAC